TGTCACGGTAAAAGCCTGCTTGCTGGAGCTTGATAATCTCGTTCTTGGTCTTGCGCATGACGTGTGTCAAGCGGTAGCAAGTGTCTAAGTCTGTTGTTCCGTAGGGCAGAATAATGTCTTCCGCTGGTATGAACATAGACACTTGGCGTCCCAGATTGGGATCAAAATAAACTTTCTTGAACGCTGAACCGGTAGCTGGCAAGCTCCACAACATGCGTTCATGTTCAGGGCGGAACTCGCGCATGACCTCTGTCAACTCGTAGTTCATGTCAGCCTCGACACGCACCGCAGCTTCTTGTTTCTCAGGAGTCTCTTTACCAATTATTTTTGTACGTACTGGGCCTGCGGCAGGGAACTGCTCTGTAATTGTTTCTGACTGGAACCTTACAACCGCTTCTGTAATCATGGGGTGGAACACACCACAAGCGCCGTTCCAAGGTTCTGTGCGCTCCTCGTACTGGAGTCCCAACAGTTTGAGTCCCTCGGTATAGGCTTTCTCCCAGTCTTTGCGTGAGCCTTTATCTTGCTCAACGTCTCCCGCCAAGTCCCCCGCCAGTGAAGACATCGCACCCTCGTCCATGTCCTCGGCCAAGTTCACGTTGAAGTCGTCGTCTCCCTCACCGGGCATCATGCTGATCTCTAAGTCACCAACGCTGATGTTGACCGCTTCAGGATCAATAATCTCGATCTCAATGGCTTCTTCATCTTGAGCCAGATCGTCTATACCTTGGGGTTGCTGGTACAGGGCTTTGTCTATATTGGTTGCCATTTTTTACCTCAGTAGTACGCCGCAGAGCGACGTTTAAAAAATCTTGGTTCATCTGGCTCATCCGTGTCTAGCGTGATGAAGCCGCCTTGTCTGAATCGAAGCAGTGCTTGGCTGGTCGTGTCCACATAGTCATCGTGTTCGCCAACTGGGAAGGACGCAACCTCCTCAATCACTTCGCGTGCCCAGCGAGTGTCGGGTGCCCACACCATACCAGAAGAGAACAAGTCCGCTATGGCCTGCACACGCACCATCTTATCGTTTCCACGGCTCGGTGTAAATTCTTGTACAGGTATGCCCATCGCCCTGAGTTCTTGGATCAGTGGCCCACCTGCCGCCTTTTTCTCCACAATGAAGGCATCGGGTTGCCATTCTTTCCAGTGTTTGAAGGCGACTTGTTTGAGTTCTGGGAAGGCAATTCGGTCTTTGAAAGCGTCAAGGAGGATAAGCTGGGGCTTGTCGTTCTCCTCCTCGTTGTACCAGACCCCCCAAGTAGTACAGGCAGAATAGTCGGAGGTTGTCTTTGTCTCATGCGCCGTGTCCCATGACTGGATGATGTACTCACAAGTGGGTGGTTCTTTGGGCTCCCATATGCGCCAGTGCTTTCTGGAGATGATCGCCGCCGTGTCTGAGGTCGGCTGCTGCATGTACTGCGCGTTCCAGTAGCGGGGATCCATTGAGGACTTGGCAGACTGGAGCGCCTCAAGCGGCCACTGCTCCGGCCAGAGGGACTTCTCCTTCTCCGTGTTCTCGTGCAGGATGGCTGGCAACTCCACAATCTCCCAGCGTGGGCTGTCGGGGTTACTCACCTGATACTGGATAAGCCTGCCAGTTAAGTCCAGTGGCCCCCAGCGCGTCATGATGACTATGATCGCGCCCCCCGGCATCAGACGTTGCAAAGGGCCAGTCTGGAACCAACTCCACGCCGTGTCAAACGCTAGACGACTGTTTGCTTTTACGTCTTGTTCCGAATGTGGATCGTCAATAACAAACAAGTCAGCACCACGACCGGCAAGAGCGCCCCCAACACCAGCCGCATAGTATTGACCGCCAGCAGCAGTAGACCATTTTCCAGCGGCCTTCTGGTCATCTGCCACAAGTGTTTGGGGGAATAGCTCATGGTATTGCTCATCATCCAGTAAGTTACGAACCCGCCGTCCAAAGTCTTCAGACAGCGACGCAGTGTGCGTCCCCATGATAATTTTTTTGTTAGGGTAATTACCTAGGAAGAACGCGGGAAACAGGTAAGACGAGAACTCGGACTTACCCATACGTGGGGCAATGTTGATAATTACTCTCTTCTTTTTACCGTCAATCACATCTTGGAATATCCGCGCCAACTTCTTGTGGTGCGGCCCAACTTTGAATCCGGGGTAGACGTACTTGGAAAACTCGATCATGTTTGTACGACCGGCGTTGACGTTGTAGCGCTTTTCTCTTTCTTCTAGCATGTCCATAAGCTCCACCTTCTCCGCCAAGTTCATGGTGGGGAGAGCTTTCTGGATAGCCTGAATCTCAGTTGGACTCAGCGTCAGGTCGTTCAGTTTCATTTATCTCGATGTCTTCCACTACATCAGCGTCTTGCACGCCCATGAACTTAGCCAGCTTGTCTTTAAGCTTGCGGTCAATTTCTTCGTCGGTTAGGTCAGTCTTCTTGACTTCGATCTTATCTGTAAATAAACCCACCTCTGTAACTTTACCCAGTAGTCCTAAGGCTTTAAGGCGTATGTTGGCGTTGGGGGACTGGGTTTCTTCAAAAAGTTTTGCCACGGTATACCCACGCAACTCTTTGGCCATCTCCACAAACTCCCAGTCATAGGCAGTCAACATGCCAGTAATGTGGCGCACGGCCTCTGGGGTTTTAAGCTGAAGTAATCTGGATTTTTGTGTTGCGTCGTCTGTGTTTGTGGTGACAACATTGAAAGCTTCACGGGCAGCGGTAGTTTGCGCTTCCTTATTTACTTCTGCATCTGCGGTAACGCCCAGTTCTTTAAGCCACTCCGTTGTAGCAACTTGCGCCGACAACAAGTCCCCAGATGACACATCATCCAGTTCCCTGAAATCTCCCAGACTGGTGATGTCTGGCTCAAACTGCACCAAGTGTTCTAACATGCGCGGCCCTTGCAACCTCGATGGCCGGAGTGTATACTATTTCTTAAGTGATGTGGCAAGCAGTTGTCCGTTGCTTCTCCTAGACTGTAAAGTCTCTTCAGCCCCCTGATGTGAGTCAGGGGGTTTTTTTATGCTGAGATGTCCAAAGTTTGACAAGGGGTATTTGGAATTTTTATAAAATTTAAGGGGTGTAGTAAATAAGGTTTACTGGAGTATTTAGAATGGCTGGGGAATAGTGTTCACACTGGGACGGGGCATGGCTGTGCATATTGGGGGGTGGGGGTATGGTGGGGTCAGTAGAACACCGATACTGAATTCGAGTGGTGTAAAGGGTCTTTCCAAACGCATTGTGGTATACTAGAGGCATCGATTGGGGGAACTCAGTCGCTGTGACGCCCCGCCACTATGCGGGGCTTTTCTTTTGGAGATTCAATAATGAAACTTGCAACCGCAATCAACAGCAACATCTATCAGGCAATCGTGCCTACTCTGAAACTCGCAGACATATCGTCTGCCAGTCTGCTAGATACGTTGCTCGCCAATGGTGTAGGCACACGCAAGGATGCTGTGCCTTACGTCGTGTTCTATGTGACGCAACTGCCCAAGGTCACACGCAAGCCTTACGAGGGTCAACGTGGTTGGACGTTCGGGCGAGGTACTGCGGAACAGAGACGCACAGACAGGATTCTCGACAACATCTTTGTAGACGTAGAAGCAGGCGTAAAGAAACCCAAGACCAACAGCAAGACTGACAAGGTTGCTCGTTTGGTAACAAGTTTCGGTAAGCTGACTGCGGCTGAGAAGCGTCGCTTCTTGGCTTCTGTGCAGTAACTCGCAGACAACTTGTCTGCGAGTTTTTTCCAAGCGGTGTGGATGTCTCGTCCCACCGCTATTTCTTTTTCTGTCAAACATCTTTTGGAGAACCACAATGAAATCCACGCTAATACTGTCCCACATAGTCCTCAGCGCTATCTGCGTTGTCGTCATCAAGACCCACATTGAGGTAGCAGTCGAATACATCCCGCCCTTGTGGCTTATGTTGCCCCTACTCTGCGCCTTCATGCTCGGCGTACAACTCATGCAAATCTTCAACACCGACAAGGAGTAATCAAATGAAATACCGCATCCACATCCCATCCGATACCCGCACCAAGCTCACCGAGCTACGCAAGGACTTCAAAGCCATGGCAGACCTATACGACAAGAACCCCAAGGCATACCACGATAAGAAGCGCAAGCTCAGGGAAGAAGCCGCACTCGATGAGTGGCAAGATATCAAGCGCACAACCCAACAACTGCGCCTGATATAGCTACTGTGACTAAGCCCATGTGTTTATATACAGTAGTGGGAAGCGTACCCACCATTTTTCCCATGTGGACAATCTGGTGGGTATCGCGTATCCCAATACTGGCGGGGCTTCAAGCCATACCCATCCCACAATACCTATATATATATAAGAGATAAAAAGATAAATATATATATATACAGGTTGAGGTGGGTGTGAAAATAAAATTAAAAGGATTTGTCTTTTGATATGTCCATATGCGATAGGTATTGTGGGATGGAATAGTAGAATCCTCAATGAACACGGGGCAACCGAGATACCCACTAGGTTGTCCAGTCAGGAAAAATGGTGGGTATGCTCGAACAACGAAGTGGACAAATGTATGAAAAAGTGTAACAAATGCGGAGAAGAAAAGCCTCTCGCCGAGTTCAACCGCAGACTCACACGGGCGCAGATGCAAGCCCGAGGCATGAAAGGTGATGTGCTTATGACCATCTCCTCCAAGAATTGCAAAGCCTGTCAACCCAAGCGCACACCCCCAAGCAAGAAGACACGCAAGGAATTGCACAACATGGTGGTGAGTGGCGACATAGGGAAATCAAAGATGGAATCCATCATTGCTGAACGCCAACGCATGGGGCGACTCATCATGAGCAAGGCGAGATACGAGGCTTGGGTAGACAAGTGGCGCAGACAACTGAAACAAACCCTAGACCCGATGACCTACGAAATACGCAAGGTGAGAGCACAGCGTAGCTACGCCGAGCAGATGGGTCAGGGTGAGTACGAGGAACTGCTGAAGAAGTACCTGAGCATACTGATGCGGGAGAAGAACCAGCTATGGATGGACTTCGAGGGTGACCCGCACAA